TCCGGAGGCTTCATACATTGTTAAAACTGCGCCTCTTTTAATAAGAGTACTCACCTCAGTATTACGTTTATAAGAAGAGTTATCATTATGAGTCAATGATGATCCTTCTCCCGTCCACTGGCCTGTTACCCACGATTGGATATTAAGCTTGATATATCCGGTATCACCACCATTCAAGGAACTTTCCAATTCAGCTATTTCCGCTGTCAGGCTCTTGCGTGTTTGGGGATTGACCACCGCATCATAGATGGTAGCTGGGAATATGGTTTGTCCGCCCTTCGTCAGTTTATGCATTTTTGCCATAATATCTCCTGTTTTTAGCCTAAGTTCCGCCGGAACTTGGATGATAAGCTGAATATCAATTGATAATATCATTTTATTGAATAGTGGTAGATATTCAGTAGAAATAAGTGTTTGTATGTTAATATTTCTACTAGATTTCTACTATTGGGTTTAGCAGAAAGCTTTATAATTAATTTTTCTTGT